GACCTCGCAGAACCCCACCGCGTCGGCGTCCAGCGTCACGGTGCCGTCCTCGAACAGCAGCGGCCGCTCGCCGGTGAAGCTGGGGTGGGTGTAGGTCACCCGCACGATGTGCTGGACCGGCGGATCACCGGTGAGCACCGCCAGGCGGGTGTCCTCGCGCCAGCGGTCGACCCAATCGGGGGCGTAGTTGGTGGCCACCTCACACCACCGGCCCGACGAACAGGTCACCGAAGCTGTCGTAAGCGGCGGCGACGTCGGCGAACGTCTCGTAGGTCGCGGCGACGTCGCCGAACGTCCAGCCCGTCGCGCCGATCAGCGGCATGGTCGGGTCGGCCACCTCGGTGTAGTCGACGTCGATGCGCCACTGGCGACCCTTGGGGTCGGCCGGGGTGGTGCGCAGCGCGGTGGCGATGTGGTACATGTCCAGCGCCGGGTGATCGGTCTGCCGCAGCAGCACGGGCTGCCGGGCGCTGTAGACGGTGCGGACCTGCCGCGCGGCCGCCAGCGTGTCGACCACGATCGTGAGGCTGCCGGTGCGGGCCCGCACGGGCCCGAGCACGTAGCGGGGGTACTCGGCACCCAGCGGCCAGTGCACGGTGACCTCGGGGGCGTTCTGCGCCTCGTAGAGCAGCAGCATGGGCACCTCGGCCTGAATGTTGGGCTGCCCGACCACGGTAAGCACCCCGGCGATCCCAGGGCGCGGGCGCACGGTCACGGGCTGCGACCAGGCGGCGGTCAGCCCGCTGCTGGACTCGTACCAGACGAGGTACTGCACCCGCTGGCCCAGCGGGGCCTCGAAATCGCGCAGCAGCAGCGGCATGGCGGCGGGGAGCTGGCCGGCCTGGGTGCGCACGTCGCTGCCGTTGTCGGTGGGGTCGTCGATGAGCAGTCGGTTGACGCTGGTCACCTCGCCGTCGCCGGGGTCGGCGGCGACGTCGAGGCGCACCGAGCCGTAGGCGGGCTCAAGGGTCACGGTCAGAGTGGCCACGTCACACCTTCCTGTAGCCGACCCCGACGGGGTTGGTCACGGTCGTGCGGATCTTCAGGATCGGAACCGACACCTTGGAAACAGCGTCGGTGACCGCCTTCTGAGCGCCCCAGCGATCGGCGGAGAAACCGATCTCGACGTCGGGGGCCTTGTCGCTGGCGGTGCTCACAGCGTCGTCGACAGCATCAGTGAGCCCGGCGGCACCGTCGGACCAGCCGCCGACGGCGGCCTGCCCGAGCTGGTCCCATATGCCAGCGAGGCGGGCCTGCTCGGACTTGGGCGCGTCGACGAACGCCTGCAACAGCGGCGCGGCCTCCACACCCATGTTCTGCAGGTAGCCCAGCGCCTCGTCGGTCAGCGTCTGCGAGGCGGTGACCATGTTTGCCTCGTACTGCTCGACGGCCGCTATCTGATCTTCCATCGCGGCGGCGTACTCGGCCAGGTTGACCTTGCCGTCCTCCACGTAGTCGGTCCAGGCGTCACCGGCCTGCGCGAGCGCGTCCTGCACGCTCTCGTTGTAGGTCTCGGTGGACTCGCGCACGTAGTCGACGGTCGAGGCGTTCTCGCCCAGCAGCTCGTTCTGCAGCTCGTAGAGCTCGTTGGCGCGCTCTAGGTCCAGGTTGCCCGCGCCGATCTCGTCGCGCAGCGTCATCAGCGACTGTGTGGCCTCGTCGGTGCTGGAGATCACCCTGCCCAGCCCGGTGCCCAGCCGCTCGTCCAGCAGCTCGGTGACGCGCGCGGCCTCGGGCCCGTCGACGTCGTGCAGCGCCGCCACCAGGTCATCGAGAGACAGGCCGAGCGTGTCGGCGGCGGTGGCCAGCTGCTCGACCTTGGTCAGCGGCGCGTCCTGCCACAGCTCAAACCAGCGCTTGGTGTCGCTGATCTCGGTCGACCAGTCGAGCATGATGCTGTTCAGGTCCAGGCGCGACAGGTCGCCGTCGACCTCACGAATCTGCCCGGCCAGGTCGATAATGCGGTCCTTGGTGGCCTCGGCCGCTTCCTCGCCTTCCTGTAGCGAGGACACCAGGATGCCGAGCCCGGCGGCGGCCGCCAGCCCGGCGGCCGCGCCGACGGGCCCGAACCCGGACAGCGCGTTGGCCAGCACTTCCTGCATGTAGTCGGCGACGTCTTCAAACTCGCCCGAGAACGAGGCTGCACCCTCGCGTGCGGACTGCTGCGCCTCGTCCTTGAACTCGGCTGCGCCCTCACCCGCCCGGTCGAAACCGTCTTCGAGATCGTCGCCGAGCTTGCGGCCGACGTCGCTGGGCACGGCGTCCTCGACGTCGGCGAGATCGTCGGCGAGATCGCGGGCGGCGTCGGCGGCGTCGTCGGCGGCGTCCTCGACGTCGCGCAGCGCCTTGTCGGCGTCGGCGCGCCCGAGGTCGTCGAGCTTGTCGCCGAGATCGTCGGTCTCGCGGGCGAGGTCGGCCACCTTGCGCTCGGCAGCGCCGGTATCGGCGTCGAACGTCATACGGACGTCAGCCACGGGGTCAACCTCCTAGCGCGGTGTCGAAATGGTCTGCGGCGGCCTCGCCGAACAGCTCGGCGATGCGGGGCACGGCGGCGCGGGCGGCGGGCCCGACCACGTAGCCGTTGCGCTGCGCGGGTGGGAGCTGGCGGCGGGTGCGGCGGGTGACCTTGTGCCCGCGCCGCCGGTAGGTGCTGTACTGCTCGCGGCGGCCCGAGCCGTACTCGGCTGAGGTGCCCAGCCCGCGCACGCTGGTGGCGCTGAGCCGCAGCGGCAGCCGGTCCTCGGTCACCGCCACCCGCAGGTTGCGGGTCAGGCCGTGGGCGGCCGCCCGCGCCCGCTCGGCGGCCTCGTCGGCGATGATGCGCCCGGCCTGATCGGCGGGCAGCGCACCGCGCAGCGTGTCGGCTGCGCGTCGGAGCTGCCCGCCGAGCTGGTCGACGGCGCTGTCGGCCTCGATCACACCTCGCCGCCGGGGGCCTCGGCGGCCTTGGGCCACACGGTCGTGCCGCTGTCGTCGACGATCGTGGGCTGGCCCTGCACCGCGAGCGAGGCCTGCGCGGTGGCGATGCCAGAGCGCGGCCCGAGCAGCTGGGAAGGCATCACCAGCCGCACCTCGCCGCTGATCTCGGCGTTGCCGCCGGTCTTGGGCTTGACCGAGAACGGCACCACCTCGCCGTGCCCGCTGATCAGCGCGACCAGCAGCGAGCTGGTCTCGTAGTTCTGACCGAGGTCGATGTTGAGCAGCCAGGTGGGGTCGGCGTAGACGGTCTGGTCGTTGCCGCTGACAGGCTGCCAGTCGGTGCGCACGATGTTGGGCACGATGGTGCAGGCGGTGATCGCGTCGCCGTGCTCGACGGCACCGAGCGTCACGGCGGCGTCCATGATCTGCAGCGGGGTGTGGGCCATGGGTGGGTGTCCTCTCAGGTGGTCATGCGGAAGGTCGCGCGCACGCGCACGCGGGTCTCTAGGTAGGTCTGCTCGCCCAGCGTGCGGTCGGTGGGGCGCGAGACCGTGCGGGGCAGCCAGGTGATCGCACCGCTCACCCCGTACAGCGCTTGCAGCACCTCGGTGATCAGGTCGTCGAGGCTGCGGTCCTGGGTGGGGTTGGTCGCCTTGGCGGCGATCAGCACGACGTCGAAGTAGACCCAGCCCATGCCGTAGGGCAGCTCGGTGGGGTCGGTGTCGACGTAGGGGTCGGCGGGCAGGATCAGCGCGACCGGCGGCTGCACCCGCTCGGGCATCCTGTCGGCCACGGTGACCGACAGCCCGGACAGCAGCCCGGCGAGGGCGTCGCGCGCGGCGGGCAGGCTCATGCGAACCCACCCGCCAGGAAGCGGTCCAGGTCGGGGTAGACGGCGGTCAGCGGGTCACCCAGCACCGCCGACGGGGCGGCGTCCAGGGTCTCGTACTGGACCGCCCCGGCGGTGGCGTCGCGGCGCGACCACAGCGCCTTACCGACCTCTAGGAACGCCTCGTGCAGCACCTCGGCAGGCACCACCGCCGTGAGGTCGGTGGTGCCCGCCGGGGCGCAGTCGAGCACGTACCGCGACACCAGGCGCTCGGCCTGGGCGAGCTTGCGCGCCGCCCAGGCGGCGTCGGCGTCGGCTGAGCCGCCCACGTAGGCGATCAGGTCGGCCGCCGTCGGCGCGCCGGGCAGGGTGGGCTCGGTCACGGGGTGCGGTCCTCTCAGGCGGCGGTGGTGCGCTTGACCGGGACCAGCCCGGCGGGGATCTCGTCGGCGAACGCGACGTACCCGTACAGGCTGAACGCTTCGGTCAGGTTGATCACGTTGGTGTCCTGCAGCCGCACCAGCGGGCTGCGGTAGGTGCGGATCGCGTCGCTGTTGAAGAACACCTGGCCCGGCGTGGTCTGCTTGGCGTTGAGGTAGACCGGGAGGTTCGCGATGCTGCCGCGCAGCGCGGTGACGTCGAGCGAGCCGATCACGTTGCTGCCCTGCCCGGTGTAGGTGAACAGCGGGCGGCCGTCGGAACCCTCGTAGCGGTTGAACGCCTTGAACGCGGCCTTGTCGACGATCAGGCCGTCGAGGCTGAGCCCCATGTCCTCGTACTTCTCGGCGGCGTCGACGATCGCGTCCAGCCAGTCGGCCCAGGTGGGGTCGGTGTCGGGCACGTCGACGGTGTTGCCTGCGGTGCGCTGGGCGGTGACCGCCGAGGCGTAGTGAGCCCGGAACGCGGCGTTCAGGTAGCGCCCGGCCGCCAGCGCCTGACCGCGCAGGTTGACGTCGAGCACCGGGGCGGTGCTGCGCTCGATCGCCTGCCGGGTGAGCTGGGTCCAGCCGCCGAAGGTGAGCACCGGGGCGGTGTCGGTGGTGACCGAGACCTCGCCGTAGGTGAGATCGTCGCCCTCGTTGGTCTGCTCGTCGACGTCGGAGGCGTCGACGTCGAGCTGGCCGTACTCGATGTGCTTGCCCTCGCTGGGCAGCGCGCCCTCGGCGAACAGCGCCCGCACCCCGGCGGCCTGCTCGACCAGCCGGGTGAGGTCGCCGACGTAGCCGGGCTTCTGCGCGGTGCCACCGGCCGCCGAGGTCACCGGGGCGGTGCCGCTGTCGCGCTGCTCGGGCATGGTGGCCACCCGGCCGACGTAGCTGCGGGTGTCGAACGCGGCCGCCTGGCCGGCGTTGAGCGCGTCGACGGCCGACTGGTCACCGCTCAGGGCGTCCTTGATCAGCTGGCCCGCGCTGCGGGTCTCGACCGCGGGCGGTGCGCTCTCGCGCGCCTCGCTGATCTGCACCGCCAGGCGGCGCTCGGTCTCGGTGAGCATCGAGCGCACCTCGGTCTCGGTGAGAGCCGTGCTCTCGGGGGCGGTGGTGGTCACGGGCGTGTCTCCTTCGGTGGTGGTGCTGGTGGGGTTGGGGGTGGTGCTGTTGGCGGCCGCCCGCACCTGGGTGATCCGGGCGTCCTCGTAGGCGGGGATCGGCACCAGGCTGACCTCGTGCACCCGCGCGCGGGTGTGGGTGGTCAGCTCGCGGTGCTGGTCGTAGTCCCACTCGACGGGCTCGAAACCGATGCTGAGCCGGTCGATCACCCCGTCGCGCAGCAGCGTGTATGCCTCGTCGCCGAGCGGGGTGCGGCTGATCCGGCCACGGATCTGCCAGCCCTCGGGGGTGTCGGTGTGCTCGACCACCAGGCCGATCACGTCACCGTGACGCCAGAACAGCTTGACGCCCTCGCGGGGCTCGATGCTGCCGCGCGTGAACTTCTCGCGCACGCCCGGCCACAGCTCGATCTCGGTGTCCCACGGCACCGCGATGCCGACGAACTCGCGGCTGTCGGTGTCGAGGTCGGCGGCGCGGACCTGTAGCGACAGGTGGTGCCGCTCGGTGGGCACCGGGGCGTTGGTCATCAGGGTGGTCACGGGCGCGCCTCCTGCGGCTGGGCGGGGGTGGTGGGCAAGCTCGGCAGCGGCTGGTCGTCGATGCCGTCGATGCTGGGCAGGTGCTCGATGCTGCGCACCTCGCTGCGCAGCAGAAACCCGCTGGCGATCCCGAGCTGGTAGCCCTCGTAGCGGGTCTTGGTGTCGGAGCGCAGCAGCGTCTCGATGTTGAACCGGGCGGCGTGACCGTAGGGCAGCACGCTGCTCAGCGCTTCCTCGATCTCGCGCAGGTACTTCATCAGCGAGAACCGCACGTAGCCGATCCAGTCCTGCTCGACGTTGGCGTAGGTCTGCGAGCCGCCCTCGACGCTGGCCAGCATCAGCGAGGCGGGGGCTCCCATGAGCCGCGCTACGCGGGTGACGTCGAACCGCTGGGAGTCCAGCCACTGAGCGTCGGCGGGGTTGAGGGCGTAGGTCTCGTACCGCAGCCCGTTGCCCAGCACCCGCAGCTGCCCGGCGGGGGTCTCGTACCACGCCTGGCGGTACTCGTCGGCCTGGGCGCGGGTGATCTTCTGCTCGGTGGTCAGCGTCGAGGATGCCTGCCCGCTGTCGCGGAACCAGTTTGAGGCGTAGTCGCGGGTGTCGCGCACGCCCGCCAGCTCATAGCGCGCCGCTTGGATCGGCCCGAGCCCGGATCGGTGACCGGGCACCCGCAGGTAGCACAGGTGCCGCACGTCGACGGCGGGGATGCGCTCGGCGTTGTGGTAGTAGCTGTACTTCTCGCCGTCGGGGGCCTGGCGCGGGTCCAGGTTCTTGACCACGGTCACCGCGTGGGGGTTGAGCACGCGGGCGGCGATCACCGCCCCGGTGCTGTCGCGGTAGAGCCGCCAGAACGCGTTACCGGTCAGCGCCAGGCTGGTGACGTTCTGCTCGATCCATGCCGAGCGGGTCTGCTCGGGGTCGGGCTTGGCCACCAGCGGCAGCGGGTCGCGCAGCGCCACCCCGCCCCGCTCGACGTCGAGCGAGAGCTGAATGGCGCCGGTGACATGGATCATCACGGCGCGGAACACCGCGTGCAGCGTCAGCGCGGTGTCCGGCGTCAGCGCCGAGCCGTCGGAGCGAACCGGCGGCAGCGGTGCGCTCGACGTCGAGCCGTCGCTGCCGTCCTCGGCGCGGGTCAGCAGCCCGCTGGCCAGTCCCATGCGCTTGATCAGGTTCACGCTGGAAACTGTGCGGGGTGCTATTGACGCTGAACGAATCACAGGGCTGTAACTCGGCGTGTCCGGGCGCGTTGCTGGGCGAGCGCCTGGGCGGTCTGCACGTCGCCGGGGTGGGCGCGTAGCTCGTGGTGGCGGGCCTCGTGCAGCGCTTCCTCGCGGCTGAGCGCGGGCAGCGTGCGCGCCCCGCAGTCGGTGCAAATGGCCACGTAGGTGTAGGCGCTGGCGTCAATGATGGTCTTGGGCATGTCAGAACACCTGAATCGTCGGGGTGGCGCGGTCGGCGTACCACCGGGCTGTTACAGCGGCGAGCGGGGCGTCAATGGGCCCTAGGGAACGGCGGCGCGAGAGCCGCGCCCCGTCGTCGTCGGTGCGCTCGACGGCGGACTGGAAACCGGCGCGCAGCGCGGGCGAGCCGTCGTGGCGCAGCGCCTTGGTGCTGACCGCGCCCTTGAACGCCTCCCAGGCGGTCGCGCGCTCGGCGCCGGCCAGCACCTCGACGGGCACCCCGTCGCGGGTGAGCGCGTCGACGTGCACCGCTGCGGGGCCACCGGCGTAGGCGTGCACGGTCACCCCGTGGGTGTGGGCCAGGTCGGTGAGGAAGTCGGGCAGCCAGGTGTCACCCTCGCGGCTCTCGACCACCCGCAGCTCGGTGTGCCCGTCCTCGCCGGTCCAGGCCGACCACACCGAGGCGGCGGTGCGGTCGATAGCGACGTCGAAGGCGTAGACACGCTCGCTCGGCGGCGGCGGGGCCAGCGGCGCGGCCAGGGTGGCGAACAGCCCCAGGTCGATCACGGTGTGGTCGCGCACCTTGGTGCTGATATTCATGAACCCGCGCAGGAAGTCGGCATGAGTGTTGTTCTCGGGCTTGGCCTCGTTGGCGAGGTCGTCCAGCGTGATCAGCCCGTCCAGGCCGGGGTGGAAGTCCCACGCCGCCGGGTCGTAGGGGTCGGCGTCGGGGTCCATGCTGTGCTCGAAATAGGCCGTGTCGCTGGTGGGGTCGTCGACGCTGGCGCGGCCGATCTCCACCAGCTCGTCCCAGGCCTCGGAATCGGCCGCCCCGGCGGCGCTCATCACCCATTGCTGGCGGGCGCGGCGGGTCTGCTGCGCCGGGCGCACCGCGCGCTGCAGGTTCAGCCAGCCCTCAGCGGAGAACGCCCAGCCCTCGTCGGTGACCACGAGGTCGGGATACTCGCCGTGCAGGCCGTCGCGGGTGGGTGGGAACGGGGCCACCTTGGACCCGTTGGGCCAGGTCAGCACCTCGCTGCCCTTGCCGCGCTTGATCTCGGCGAACCGCGCGAACGCGGTGCCGTCCAGGTCGTCGATCAGGTCGGCCCAGCGCGCCGAGGCGTACTTGCCGTTCTGCGCGGTCATGAACACCGAGGAACGCGGCCGCATCAGGCAGCGATCGAGCACCACCGGCCGCAGCAGCGTGGTCTTACCGACCTGGCGCGGCTCGGCGATGATCACCCGCTGGTAGCGGAACAGGAAGTGAGATCCGGGTGGGTTTAGCTCGGTGCCGACGTCGGCGATGTAGGCCTGGTGCGGTTTCAGCGGCCGCCCCAGCGTCTCGGCGAGCACCGCGATCTCGCGGCCGCGTGAGCGTAGCTCGGGGTTGGGGCGGGTGGCGTAGCGGAACCGTCGGCGCAGGTGCTCGGGCTGCACCACACGGCGACGCGTCACGGCTGCGGCTCGGCGGGCTCGGCGTGGGCGGCGTCCTCGTCGTCGAGCTGCAGCGCGGCGGTGATCCGGTCAAACTCGCTGTTCATCACCTGCTGCACCGTGGGCAGCCCGTCGGCGATCTCGGTCACCCGCGAGAACAGCGCGATAGCGGCCACGCTGACCTTCTGCCGCACCCGCAGCTCGCGGTCGAGCGTGCGCGCGCCCTGGCGGATCAGCTCGACCTTCAGCGCGTGGGTCTCGTCGAGCGCGCGGGCGTCGGCCAGCGCCTTGATCGTGCGGGCGGCGGCCGCCTCGATCGGTCCCGGCGCGCCGTCGGGCGCGGCGTGGGGGTCGGCGAACAGTCCGGGCTGCTCGGCGTCGTCGTGGGTCATGGCGGTTTTTTTCCTGACTGGTGGGGGGAACGGGGGGCGGAGATGCTTCCGACAGTGACCGGCTCAGAAATCCGAGCGAGTCAGTCGCAGGTCGTCGGCCGTCGACTCTCGCGGGCGCAGCGCGCCGGGTCGCAGCTCGCTGGCGAGCTTGGCGCTGCGGCGCTGGTTGCAGCGCAGGTGCGCCGGGCGCAGGTTGGCCAGGTCGTCGCTGCCACCGCGCGAGGCGGGCAGCACGTGATCGAGCGACAGCGACAGCGGGTGACGGGGCGGCAGACCGGGCTCGATGCGTGGGTCTTGGCAGTAGCCGGGCCCGCTCAGCCAGCACACCCAGCCCCACCGGCGCACCACCGCCACCCGCAGCCGGGCCACCTTGCTGCCACCCCAGCGGCGACGTCGGCGCGTCATCGCCGACCACCCCGCAGCTGCTGATACGCGCGGCGGCACAGCGGGCAGTACCGAGCGCCGCGCGGCTCGTCGTGGCTGCACTCGATGGCGTCGAGCGCGGCGAGGTAGTCGGGCGTGTAGGCGTCGGCCCAGGTGCGGTAGCGGCGGCGGCTGTGGCGCACGTGCTTGCGGCGGGGCAGCTCGGTCATCACAGCGCCTCGCCGTCGAGCTGCTGGCCAACCTGCGAGACCAGCGCAGCCAGTGAGCCACCCGGCGGCACCGACGTGGTGCGCGGGCAGCTCTCGTAGTCGGGGTGCTCGTAGCCGCAGGCGGCGTGCAGCGCGTTGCGCGCGCGCGAGGTTCTACGGTTCTTGACGGTTCTATGTGGGACAGCAGCTGTCACCCCTGGCGACCCAGGGCTGTCACCCCTGACGGGTGTTTCTGTCACCCCTGAGCGCTCAGGCGTGACAGCCGGTGTCACCCCTGCTGGGGTGTCAGCGCTGTCACCCCTGAGCCCCAGGTCCAGGTTCCACACCACCGGGCGGCGGTTGCCCTGTAGGTGCTCGACGGCGCGCTGGTCGCCCTCGTAGATCAGC